TTGCAGTAAAAGATGTTGTAGACACATTTCCACCACCACCTGCACCTACTGCCGCAGCAGCACCGTTGTAATATCCTTGTGCGCCTGCGCCACCACCAACAACCAAAGCCTCAACAGTTTTAGAACCACTAGTGACCTGAAAAGTTCCATTAGCAGTAAAAGTGTGAACCGTGTATGCACCACTAGTTGTAATTGTTCCGCCAGTAGCAGCAAAAGGAGGAGCGGTTACTGTCAAAGTAAATGTCTGAGTAGTATAACCTGAAGCGTTTGTTCCCGTGATTGTGAAGGCTGTTGCACCTGCTACTACCGATGGCGTCCCCGAAAACGCACCTGTTGAAGTGTTAAAGGTAGTGCCAGTAGGTGCTGCTGGAGAAATACTAAAAGATGCAATCGCTCCACCTGTACTTGAGACAGTAAATCCTGTCATCGCTGTATTTTGGGTTCTAGATTCAGATGCGCTTGAAAGAGTAAAAGCAGGAACGGCTAATCCTTTCATGCTTCCAATTATTCCACCTACCACGCCAGTCATTAGGTCAATCCGTTGCCACTAATTATCCATGTTGTTGAAGCGATTTTAATAGCAGTCGCCACACCAAATGCAGCAAGAGTTCTGGAACCTGTTGTGCCCGTACCAGCCAAATACATTGTGTCTGTTGTAATTGCAATGGTTACTGTAGCCCCAGAACCAGCAACAAATACAACGGTTGAACCAACAGGCATAGCAATTGATCCGTTAGCAGGAAGGGTAATTGTGCGAGTTGCTGTTGAGTAGATATGTAATCCAGCATCAGCGGCTACAACTCCGTAAGCGCCTGTGGTAGCAGAGTTTTGTGGTAGCCCCATGTAACCAAATCCGCTAGTGCCAGTTGAAGTTGTTCCAGCAGCAGGGTTTCCAGTCACACTTCCTGTAAAAGTAGGTGAAGCAAGTCCAGCACCAGTGTTAGTTACGGTGACTGCACCTGTAGCACCAGATACCGAAATGTTTGTACCAGCAACTATTGAAGTAACACCATTGCTTCCTGCTGCACCTGTAGCCCCTGTCGGACCAGTAGGTCCTGTAACGGTACTGGCTGCACCAGTAGCCCCTGTTGGTCCAGTAGGTCCCGTAGGACCTGTAACTGTAGAAGCGGCTCCTGTGGCACCTGTTGGACCTGTGACGGTGCTTGCAGCACCAGTAGCACCCGTTGGTCCTGTAGGTCCAGTCACCGTACTTGCAGCACCTGCTGTACCAGTTGCACCTGTTGGTCCTGTAGGTCCTGTTGGTCCAGTTGGTCCTGTCACTGTTGAGTTGGCACCTGTAGAACCAGTCGCACCAGTTGGTCCCGTAGGACCTGTAACTGTACTTGCAGCCCCCGTGGCTCCTGTCGGACCCGTAGGTCCCGTGACTGTCGAAGCTGCACCGACTGCACCAGTTGCACCTGTAGGTCCTGTCGGACCCGTAACAGTGCTGGCAGCTCCAGTAGCACCTGTAGGACCTGTCACAGTTGAAGCGGCTCCTGTTGGACCTGTCGGCCCAGTGGGTCCCGTAACCGTAGAGGCTGCACCTACAGAACCCGTCGCACCTGTAGGACCTGTTGGTCCTGTAACAGTGCTTGCTGCTCCAACCGCCCCCGTAGGTCCAGTAGGTCCAGTGACAGTAGACGCTGCGCCTGTAGCCCCTGTAGGACCTGTTGGTCCCGTGACTGTAGATGGTGCGCCAGTAGCACCAGTAGGACCCGTGACACCTTGTGATCCTGTAGGACCAGTAACCGTGGATGCTGCCCCTGTAGGACCTGTAGGTCCTGTTGGTCCCGTTACGGTTGAGGCAGCACCAGTTGGACCAGTTGGTCCTGTAACGGTACTAGCGGCACCTGTCGGACCAGTTGGTCCTATTACGCCCTGAGCCCCAGTAGGGCCCGTAACGCCTTGAGATCCTGTCGGGCCTGTAACTGTCGAAGCTGCACCTGTAGGGCCTGTAGGGCCCTGTGGACCGGCATTAGAGGTACCGCTTACTGTGTAGGTAGCAGAAACAACACCTGCACCAACTGTTTCATCTGTGCGCGTTACTGTAATGTTGGTAGTTGGCATAACTACCTAGTTACGTCAGCAAGAACAGTAAAAGCTCCAGCTATAACGGTAGAAATAACCCCAGACGCATCTTCTTGAAGATCCCATACGTGGTTACCGGGATCAAGGGTGGCTGTTTGAGTGGCTGACAATACGCAAGTAAGAACACCACTAACCGGTGTGGTTAGGGTGCAAGTAAAGGTGGCTTCTGCTGTAGGGTCGTCTGCGTTTTGGCGTACCTGCGATGTATAAGTACGGCCAGTAATATTGATAGGAGTCGTACCGTTGCTAGTAATGGTAATAACGAGAGTCGTGGTATCGCCACGTGTTATTACAATATTAGCTTCGCCTGGAACTGCCATTTAATCCTCTACTCCTACACCAAAGACTATAGCAATAATATTAACCACAAGCGCAACTACGCTAATCATGAGGGCTTTTTGAAGCGCAGCTCCGGAAAGAGTGATTAAAACAAGCCCAGTACCTGCAGCCCAGAGGACAAGCGACGTTATTGCACCAAAATACTTACTCATGCGGCTGATTTTATCATTTTCTGCGTTTTAATGCAGGGGCCACAGACATAACAGCCCCAATAGCAATCAAAGCGCGGCGGGTTTTGACAGGGACTGTTGATCCAATTGGCACGTAAGTATCGGTAGATCCACTAAAAATATCAATTTCTTTTTCAAAAGCTGCTCGAACTTCTGTTGGTGCGTTTTGTACGGCTGCAACAAGTTGTTCTAACTGGGTGTCTGTAAGGTTGTCTAATTCCAGAGCTTGGAAGACTTCGGTAGCTTCTGCTTTGGTAATTGTAGCCAAAATTTCGGGGTTTGTAGCTACAGCAATGGCTTCAGCTGCGGTAATCGTAGGCAGAATTACTGGAAGCGTCGTTGTTGTAGTAGGCAGGACTGTTGTGCTGGTGCTAGTAGTTGATGTAACTTGTACAGGTTCTTGTACAACAGTAGAGGTAGTAGATGTCGAAGTTGAGGTTGTTGTGGTTGGCGGCAGCGTTGTTGTCGTTGGGGCTACTGTCGTGGTGGTCGTGGTCGAAGAAGTCGAAGTTGTAGATGTCGTTGTTGATGTCGATGTCGTGGTGGTGGTTGGCGGGACTGTGGTTGTTGTGGTTGGCGGCAGCGTGGAAGTGGTGGTTGTAGATGTTGACGTGGTTGTTGGTGGCAGTGTGCTTGTCGTGGTGCTGGTTGTTGTGGTGGTGGTAGACGTAGTAGTCGTTGTAGATGTGCTGGTCGTGGATGTTGATGTCGTAGATGTAGACGAAGTGGATGTCGTGTTGGCTGGTTCCCCATTAAAGGACAGCTCGTACCGCTCATTCCAGCCGTTGCCCCCACGCCAAATGTCAGGTTGCCAACAGCATGTTCCGGCCCGTAAACGATACCGACCAGGCTGTACTTCTATGGAAATATATGACTGTAAACCGAAGTAGTCATCGTTGCTGATGATTAATGTTCCTTCAGAGTTGTATAGCCACAGTTGAGGGTCGGAGTTGTACCCGTCAACATAGTAAGTACGTGTTTCAAACTGTGTTGGCACGGTGTATTCAAACCAATAATCAGTGATTCCGGTAATAACAGGATTTACAGCTTTAGCCGTACTAGACGGTAGAAACAATAAAGCTAGAAATATAACTACAAAGTATTTGGCGCTTTTAGCCATTTACTAGAATAGCATAAATGTCAAAGTGGCAATTCCAGAGTTAATTAGTTTGATAACGGCCCCGGAACCATTCCAAGGGTAATCAACTACTGTAATAAGTCCAGCAACGTAACAATTGTCACCTTCTGTTGTTGGTGTTGTTGGAGTGTTACCAAGAGAGTCAATCGTAAAATACGTATATGTTGACCCTGATCGACCGGTAACGCGAAGTGTTTTGCCAGCGCCTGTAAGAGTAAGAGTATCCACTTGAGCAGCTACGGTTGTAATGCTTTTTGCGCTTGTTGCTGTGTATGTTGCCATTATTTTTTACCTTGATAAAGAGAAGTTTGTCGATGTGTTCCGCCCTCAAGATGACCAAGGTCTTTAAGGATAGCCCAGTGCATTTTATCAGCTATTTCAGCTGACTGTTCCTTCTTAGCATCTTCTTCTGCTTTTTTAGCTGCATGGTTCTTTTTTTGGATTTCTTCCAAAAGTTTGTGGCCTTTACGCCAGTCACCTTCAATAAGTTTAAGAATAAGAGAATGGTCGCATCGAGCTGAAGAACAAGCAATATAAGGCGTATTTTGATCGTCGATCATCCATACCTCAAAATGCTCAGTCATTGGGTTAAGGAGAATGCTGGCTGTTGGGTCGCCCCGCCAACCTGATTCATCGCCTTCGCGTACGCGGCGGGCAATGTCGTAAACATCTGATGATATTTCGGCCCATCCATCGGAGCCAGGAATATGTTGTCCTAAAATGTCATGTGCGGTATGCAACATGGATACTTCTTTCTGTTAATTGTTAACCGGGACGAGTGAAAGGAGAAAAGACTCGCCCCGGCCAACAAACTTGGTTAAGCTCCGAAAACTAAAACTTTAAAGTTAATAGCTGACAGATCAGTTGTATTTGGTACTTCCACCAATGCCCCCGTAGCGGCTGTTTGGCGGTATGCAAGGATCTTAGGTGCCGTTAGCGACCCATCCCACGCCCCAAGGTAGCCATTGCCACTTGAGACGGTGATGTAGTCGATACGAGATAAACCAAGATCACCAAAGATCAGGGGTTCTCCACCAGTTGCATACGACGAATCGAATGTGATTGTGGCTGTGACAAACTTGCGATTGCCAGGAACTTCCGGACCAGTAAGGATTGTGGTTGATACAGCCATCTTAGATGGTTGTCTCTGTCAAATCGTTGATTACGAAGTTAGCGTTGCGCTGCTTACATGCAAGTTCTGCATAGCAGGTCAACGTTGCTTCATAAGCATCGGTGTTTGGAACACGGTTCATAACTGCACCATCAAGATCCATGAAGTTCCAACCTTCTCCAACTTGGTGAAACACCATGCTTTCAGGGTTGAGACCGTATAGACGGTTGTTAGGGCAATCAAAGTCTGCGTAAAGAACCGTTGGGCCCTCGTCGCCTTGACCTGAAACTGAAGGCGAGTAGTACTGGATACCAGCATAGCCACCCTTGAGCTGTGTTTGCTCCATGTTTCGCTTGAGCGAAAGGAACAAGTTAGCAACCGACATGTGGACACCTTCTGCAGAGATAAGAAGCGTTGGCTTCTTGCCGCTGTTGATAAGTGACTTCATGATTGCACCTGTAATCAAAGTTTCCGTTACAGCGCGGTTTGTGCCGCTGTTGCCGCTTACGTAAGCCTTCCATTTTGCTTGTGAAGATGGGTTGATTGTGTGAAGTACAGCGCTATCGTCAACGATTGTCTGAATTCCGGTCAATTCAATCTGTCCGTCACCAGGAGCTCCGGTGTTGGTTGATGCTCCACCTGCTCCAGCACGGAAAATGAAGTGCGAAGCTGAGGTTGTTACGGCAGCGCCGGAAATAACACAGGTCTTAGCTGATTCATTTACTGATGTGATTGTACGGGCTGAAGCAACAGTTGTAGGAGCTGCAACGGTACCAATGTCAACTTGCATTCCACCATCAAAAAAGAGGTTACGAAGTGCGGTTGAACCGGTTGTTGAAGCAAGAACTACGGTTGTAGATGATGTGGTCGTACCGCACTGTGCGATAACGCCGTTTGACGTACCCCAAAGCTGACGGTTAACGTCCTTCATGGCGTCCTTGCGGATGCCTTGCATTTCAGCATCGAGTGCATCAACAAAAGCACCACGGTCAGTAACCGCTTGGCGAATTGTTGGACCACTTAGCTGGATGCGGCCGTAGACGTAACGGACTGGTACGGGTACCGTGGCGTACGCTTGGTTGCCTGCTGTTGGGAGAGTAGCACTTTCAGCGCGAGCACCGACGCCGGATGACCGGCCGAGGTGGAGCGCGTGACGTGCAATTCGTCCCTGTACGGTGTCGCGACGTGTCTCAATCTGTGAGAGGAGAAAAGTCGCCTGGTTAAGTTGATCGATGTAATCCTTGTAGTCGTCCTTGAGGATTGCATCAACTGTGGAAAGGCTTGCGGCCATAATAGTTATTCCTTGAATGTTGAAGTTAATTGGTTTGCACCAACCGGGGCTGATCCTCGTTACTCCGTAACGTGAGACTTAATTAGCAACCGCCAATATGCCTAAAGGTTGAATATGTTTTATAAACCTATCCAGGTCTATAGATACAATAATAGACTTAAATGTCGTATTGTCAAGTAGCCTAATTTGGATTTTGATTAAGGCGAGCCATTGCTTTATCTCGTGGAGACATAGCTGTATTATCAAAACGTGGAGGAACTCCATTAGGTGCGGCAGCAGGCATACCAGCAGAAGGACTTTGTCTACGGCTAACAATGTTTTGCGCTTGATTAAGAATTTGATTTTCAACATCTTTAATAGCTGCATGAAGGTCGAGGTCAGAACGTTGTTGTGCGGCGGAAATAGCAGCTACAGCCAATGGGCTATCCGGATCATATCCAGCATCAATCAATGTTTGAGAAATTTCATGTTCATACTGTTGTACTACTTGTTCATGTTGGAATTCACCCATGCGCTGTTCAATGAGACCATTGACTTGTTCTGGAGTTAATCCAGCTTGCTGTCCATCGTATACTGCTTCTTGCATGATTTCATTCCTGTCTTGAGGGCTAACGCCGGCAATATCATAAAATTTATCACCAGCAAGAGTTTTGGCATTTTCGATCATCCAGTTAATAGCTGTTTCTTGATCTCCTGAAGCCCATGCTTGTGCAAAACCTTGTACAGCGGCAGCATCATCAGGATGCATTTGGTCAAAAGTTTGACGAATTGGCTTGTAACGTTCACGTTCTTTAATGCGGTCTTGTACTTCATTACGATAACGTTCTTCCCAATTGTTGTCACCGGCAGGGATATCTGCTGGTAATTCATCTGGCGGTGTATCTACATAGTCGGTAAAATTTGTATCGCTAATATCGCTCATTTACATTCCTCCTGTTTGCGGTTGTACGTTAATCATAGACTAACCTTGTGGCATTTGGGGCATTCCAGCAGACTGGTCTTGCATCATTTGTTGTTCTTGCTGCATGCCATTTTGTGGCATTGGTAATCCAACACCAGCATGTAGTGCTGTAGTAACACCAGGATCTTGCATTTCACCCATTGCAGCTTGGTCTGATTGGGCCATCATTGCTGCAGTTTCGTTAGTTAAATACTGGATATGAGCCATTACGTGCATGTCAAGCATTTGTTTGACTTGAGGATCTGCCAATTCATAAGATGGTGATTTACGTTGCGTATTATGAACGTTAACATGCGCATCATGAACATCAAAGTCTTCAGGAATGACAGGAACACCTTGCATAAGGAGTCCATTTTCCCATTCAGCTTTAGCAACATCTGGGTCCATTTGAGATAGGAATTGTTTTGGATCGGGAAGATCGAGCATGCGGGTAAGTGATTTAGCACTAACATTTTGAAATACTGTTGGAAACTGTTGAGCAAGGGAAGTAATCATTGATTGAGTAGCTAGTTTGCTTCGTGGCATTGTTGCATCTAATGGCACAAGAACGGTTGGTTTTTCATCAATATCTTTAGCAGACCAAGAAATCTCATGAGGAACACCTTGTTCGGTCAAAAGCATAACTTTTCGGTTAATACCGGTACTTTCAGCATTCATTCGGTACAACAAAAGAGTCATTTCAGCAATTCTTCCCCAACCAAGTGATTGATCTTTAGCCATAGGGCCAAGAGGAGTATCATCTTTTTCTGCCAATAACGAAAGAGCTAGACCACTATTACGGTCTCCAGGTGCTTCACCACGGCTTGTTTGGTGTGTATGAAAGATATCATCAAGTTCTGCTTCAAGGAATTGAGCTTCATTGCTGATCCATCTTGGAACTTCAGGAGCTGTTTGCCAATGCGGTTCACCAATTTCGCTGTTGTATTCGAGAACATCAGCAGGGTCAGATGTAATAGAGTCAGCATCATCAACCGACCCGGCAGGAACCATCATTCGCGCATTGGCTGCTTTGCGCATGTGTTCAAGAATAGTTGATCGAGCACGGTTATATGCATATTGAACATCTCGTGCCGGCGTTAAGAGCGTGTGCCCAACCCAGCTATTAGGAATTTTATTTTGCCTAAATACGGAAATATTAAGATGTTTAAAAGGAAATGGCCACTGTTCTTCTTGAAGAACAACTTTACCGTTAACTACGTGGACCACACATCCTGGCCCCCGATTGGTGGGGCGCTCATAGTAAACGTAGACAAGTGTTGTTTTAGGCGGAGCACCACCAGGGCGGTAAAGCAACAAGCTCCGGTGACGAGCAGAAAGCATAGCTTCAGAATCAGCTTGTGGTGTTTCTTCAAGGTTGTATCTTTCTTGCACTTGTTCTGGTGGAAGACTTGTGCAGCGAATCCACCATCTAGCATCAGCTGCTGTTTGTGTACCTGGTTCAAGGCTGAATTCGTTAATACCCATTGGTGTTAATCTAATACCACCAAGGGGAACCGAAATTTGAGATAATGGGTCAAGAAGAAAATCTTCACCTTTATCCGGGTCCCAATCAACACAAATAGCTGCACTACCGCCAAATAGGGTTTGAAGAATGCACATTTCGCGCGTTTCTTCCCAACCATTATGACGTTGTTCTCCAAGAAGCAATTGTTCCTGAAGGCGTTGACGACGCATTGAACTATCATCCATTCCGCCTGGCTGAACTTCCCAAATTAATTCAGAACGAGTTAATCGGGCAAGAAGTGATCGTGTGCGCGGGCCATACTTATCTACTGTGATACGAGAACCTTTTTCTGCTTCATTAGCATAAGAAAGCTCTTGGACAGTATTACGTGAGTTATCCCACCAAATCCACTGATGAGAAGCATAATAAGATGCATTCATCCAATAATCGCGGCGTTCTTTTACAAGAAACCTATCCGCTTGGTTCCACATATCAATAACTTTTGCAGCTTCTGGTGGTGCCCAAGGCTTCATGGTGAAACACCTTCAGATGGCGTACGCCAAGTAGTGTATTCATCATCATAGTCACGTTTTTTAACAGCAACTGCTGGGCGTTCAGCACGAACCATGGCAGTAAAATCGCCTGTGTGTCGTGATATTGCCATTTGTGTTAATCTCCGGTTTTCGCGAACGAACCATATGGTTACACCCATATTACCAAGCGCAACAACTGCCAACCATATCATATTTTTGGTTCCTTCGGAGCGGCTACTTTAAATGGTTTTGCTGGAGCTTCTACTGCGGGAGCAGGGGCAATTGTTTTAACAACACGCAAAGCGGACTCAAGTTCTTCAACGCGGGCAGAAAGAGCCATATTGTTAGCTGCTAGTTGTTCTTGTACTGCTTCCAGGGAACCACGTGTACCCGCAATACTTAACTCTAAATTACGGTCTGGAAGAACCATTCGAGCTAATTCGATAGCGCAATCAGCACAAATATAAAATTTGGTCATTGCTGAAGGGTTTGGATCATCAGGATTGTTCGGATAATCCAAATCAATATTGGTATCAATAGTCGGAAGATTAACACTTCGACACATCCAGCAGCAACCAGGGCTAAATAAATAATTATGTACAACAAACATTATCGTCTCCATTCTTGGTTTGTTTTGCGTTTTCCCATTTTATCCAACTTTTCTATGTATCGCTGGACTCGTCCATCCGCACCATCAGCATACTTCTTAAATGTACGTTTTTGGACCTCATACGGCCTGCATCCTAATAAATATCGCAAAGCGTCTACGGCATGGTCTTCATCGCGCGTTTCAAGATCTTCAGGGTTTGAATGAGAATGACGCATTAAAGGCAATGTTCTAATTAAGTTATGGCAATTGTCAAAAATTTTAAGTCTGATTACTTGATCTGTTGGTGACGGTGCCATGTATCTGCGCATGTTTTGCCATCCGCCAATACGGGCGTTTTTGGCTCGCGTCATAATTACACCATTGGTTTGATATTGTCCAGCCACTGTGGTACCTGTTCCAGCCACATTGCTGAACATCGATGGGTCGCCTACGGTCATTGATATTGATTCCACCTTTCCAGCTTGGTCAACTGAGAGTGACTTGATGAGACGGGCTTGGTCTGCTGCAGTGAGATTTTTAGCGTATGCCTCCCGATATATATACATAGTCCCGTCTGACGGGTCAAGCGCACCCCATAAACAGCAGAAAGGGTTTGCTGTTCCGAAGTCGATACCCCTATATTTTTGCCAGGTTTCCGGAATCGGGAAGGAGGGTGTGACGTGAATGTTACGTTGAAACTCGACGAAATACTGTCCCGTAAACGTGTCCCAATCCCCCATGAGCTTTTGACGTCTTTCTGTTTCCGGAAGCATCGAAAGGTGTTTTTTATAGTTTGGATCAATATATGGATTATCAACCACGGTTGAAGGCACAAAAGCAATAACGAGATGCTTAGATCTGTCATGCTCAATTTTGAGGTTTTTAAGGTCTTCAAGGTTTTCCGGTATCTCTACTGTATTAACGATCGGTGGGTCTTCAAATCCTTCAGATACGTCATAAACAACAATATACTTTCCGTACTGTGTTGGTGTGACCAACATTTGGTACAAAAACGTGTGCCCACGGTCACCGGGGTTAGTGGCAAACATAACATGGGTTCTTACACCAGATGCAGCCATTTTCTTACTTGTACGCAAACGACCTGAAATCATAAGCATTTGATACGGCGTAAACTGTGTAGCTTCATCAAAGCCCACAAAATCGTATTCAGCAGACATGAACTGTCCTACGTCTTCATCTCGCGCACAGTATCCATATTCAATAATGCTTCCATTGTCGTACCACCAACCTTTAACGTTGTCGATACTTCGAAGAACAGCTTTAGCAAGAATCTGTGCGTAACGGACTTGTGTGCGGATAATAAGACTTCGGCGTAGTTCTGGTAGCGCAGTACGTATAAGCAGGGCTCTATGGCCCGGAAAAGTCATACTCAAATGATGTGCGTGGTAAGCAAGAAGTTCCGATTTACCGCCACCTGCTGCTCCACCATATAATAACCAATCAACTTTAGTTAAAAGAATATTTGCCCGCATTTGGCGTTCATTGCCTTGCAATGTCCATGCAGTTAAATCTTCTTCAAGAAGTTTTAGGTATTCGTCCTGTTCGCGGACTGTAAGGAGAGAAAATTCACTATCTGTAAGAAGTAGTGATTTATCAACGTCTTGACTCACAAGTCTCCAGCAACAGCCCTTAAGCCGCCTTCAACACGGCGTTTAGCTTCCAAACGAAGCTCATCAAGCCTGCTCTGACGTGTTTCTGGCGTATCATTTTGTGTGCCGGAAATAGTTGTTGCTTGGTTCATTTCAAGGCGAAGGATGTCGTGCCAAATTTTAGCAATTTTAGTTGCTTCTTCAGCTGATTTAATGTCCCATTCTCCACCAAGAACACGCAATGCGTTATCAGCCATGATTGCAATAGCCATTTGTGGAAGGTCTTCACGTGGAATAGTGTCAGCAAGTTTAGATAAACCAAGTTTTTTTAATTGTTCTTGGGCAGTAATAATTTCTTTTGTATACCCAGAACGAACATGTTTTTCACGTTTTTTATTTTCTTCACGTGCAACTGTTGCTTTTCGAGCGTTTTCGGCTGCAGTCTCAGGAGTAAACGCATATGGCAGAATATTAGAAATTCTTTTTTGTCTTAGTTCTTCGTCTGAAAGCTCTGCCATGATAGTTCCTACTTAATTGATTGCTGGTAGATGTTCTTCCAAATCTGCATAGACAGCTCAGAAACACCCTGAATAGCGGCATGTTCTTCTGGAGTTATAGTTCCAGCGTCATACGCCATTTTTCCTAAGTTCATAACATATGAACATCCCATAAATATAGCTGATGCAATATGTTCAGGCAATGGGTCTGGCCAACCAGCCATAATAATGCCGGCAAGAGCTTGCGCGGAGATAGTTGAATCAGGCGATGCAATAGTGGAATTCAACAAAAGTTTTGTTTGCTTGGGTGTTTTGTACTGTGTTTCCATTTTAGATACCATTAATTTCTGATATTTCAGGCTGGAATGGGACTCCCAGCTTGATTGCCAATGACTCAATCTCAGGCCAAAGGAAGTTAAAAGCGGAGATAACAACATCTCCGGTTGATTGCCAACGCTCACTATAGATGGCTTCAAGTTCGTCGTCTGTAAGCTCGTCGTCTGCGTAATCTTCAAGTTCAAGCCATTCGATTGCTTTGTTGCCGGCTTCAACTGATCGAGCGAGAAAGTCTTCCCAGACGAGCTGCTTGTGGTTGGTTTCGTCGTCAAACGGCTCTGACGAATAGTTTCCCTTTGCCATGGTGATAATCCTCCGTACATGCCTGCAGTATCTTCTACTGCAGGAAAAGTTAATGCGTATTCTAAACAGTCTACCTTTACAGGGCAGGAATTACATATTTCTCTTGCGTGAGCAAAAAAATCTTTTCCTTGGGGTTCTGAAGGAAACCATATGCTCGTGTTTAGCCCTTTACAGCTGGCATCCTTAAACCAACTAAAACGGTTCTTCATCGAACATAGTCGATTGTGGAGCAGGCTCACTACTCTTGCTAAACATCGGACGATCAGTGTTGGGAAGATCAAACCGAATACTCTGCCCACAATCGTCTACGAGGACTTCCATTTGGGATTTCTTTTCCCCGGTTTTGGTCTTGTATTCGTCGACCTTATACCGACCAGTGACAATCACCCGGTTACCTTTACTAAATAGCGAAGCAATGTTTTCAGCCATCTGGCCCCACGCAATACAGCGATGCCATGTTGTTTCTGTTTCCTCGCCTACTTTTCGCGTATCAGCGATGCTGAACTTGACTTTGGCTTTGCCACTGGGAATATATTGAAGTTCCGGGTCTTGACCCAAGTTGCCGATAATGGTGATGTTGTTCATTGTTCCTCGTTTGTTGTTTTTAGTTTAGTCTTCTTGTATGTGGATTTTGGGGGCTGCCAGTATTTTTCGCCCCAAAAATATGACGGGTGGTATCCAAGACTGATGCAAAGACGGTCAGCTGCATAGAAACGAATACCGCCCTGTTCTTTCCATCCTTTAACTACATCTCGACTAACACCTATCGTTCTGGCAAATTCAGTATCGTTTTGATCCGGTTCACGCATAATGCGCTCGAAATCCTCTAAAGGGAGCCGGTTCTGCTCTCTACTCACGAGACCAGCCCATATTGCTAGCTCGCCAGTTTGT